ACCTTATAGACATCAGACCTGAAGCAATTGAAATACCAAGAACCGTTGAAGTAGAGGCTAATTTTTTAGATGAAGAAGAGCAGTGTATTTTGATAAAATCAGCTAGAAATCTAAGAGATAAAGCCTTGATTATGACGATATTAAGCAGTGGATTACGAGCTTCTGAAATCTTAAATCTCAAGGAGGATGATTTATACAGAAGATCTCTTATAGTTTCCAGAGGAAAAGGCGGAAAGCCAAGAGTAACGTTTATCGATCCTCTAACTGAAAAGTCTATTAGAGAATATCATAATAAAAGAGAAGTGGACTCTATTTTTGTTTTCACAAATAGTTTTGGGAAGCCTCTAAGCCGACAATATCTCTCAAGAATGATATCTGAAACCGCTCTAAGAGCTGGAATTAAAAAGAGAGTAAGCGCGCACACTTTAAGACATAGTTTTGCTACTAATATGCTACGAAAAGGGGCAAGAATTGAAGACGTTCAGCCATTAATGGGTCATTCAAACATCTCGACCACTAGATTGTACATGCATTTTACGAACGAATATTTAAGAGAACGCTACGATATGTTCAATAAAGATATTGACAAAACGCTCGCGGTTTGCTAAGATAAGAGTATCAAAGTTGAAAGACTTTAGTATTTTTTACAAGATTGCTTTGTAGATAATAAAGGTTTCACCTTTACACGCCGCTTTAGCTCAGTTGGCTAGAGCAACGGTTTTGTAAACCACCGCCTTTATGGCGGTTCTTTTTTTATCTACATCACGAAAGTGGTGTTTTTTAATTTCCACGAGGTTATCAATCGGCTGTCTGATAATCTCGTGCAGAATTAACAAACTGTGCTATTACGATTACGTAAGCGACACCGTAAAAGAGCGTACGACGAAAATTATACAAGCGTGACAGATTGCTCAAGGTTCAGGCGTAACACGTGTAGAAGTTAGTATTTTAACAATTTGGAATTAGTGGGTAGCGTCGAGCGGTTTGATAGCCGCTAGCACATTTTTAATTCAGCTGGCGTTCGATGGGTTAAGTTTATTACAACTTTGTAGTTCTTGTTTATTTTCGAACGCTCAGCGCTGCTCACTACAGGTCTCCCACACCTGCGCTGAAAAGTGGGCAGTATAAAGCAAAAACCGCTCAAAAGAGCGGCTACAAAGCCATTATATCAAATGGCAGATTGAGAGTAAATATGAAAATTAACGTAAAGCAAATTAGAGCAAGTTATCGCTTTGATTTCTTTGATAACGAGTGGTACTGCAACCACGATAACCTACAAGTAATTCAACCTTGCTGTTCAGGTAAAGAAGCTGAATGGTGCGGTTGTCAGGGTGAACCTGAGTTTTATTGTCCGAACCCAGATTGTGACGGAATTGAGGACGAAGTTGTAAACATCTGTGCTAGAGAGGAACTAATCCAATGTCTAGCTTAAAAGAAAACAAAGAAAATAAAAAACAAAACAAGGAGAAGAAAATGAAAAAATTTAACATCGAAACTATCAAAACTATCATCATCACGATTTTAATTACAGCAATTATCGCTTTTATCGGCGGTATGCAATATCAAAAGAATCAGACTGAACAAGTCAAAACTGAAGCTGCGACAATCGTTAAAAACGTGAAAGTTGAAGTGTCAAAACAGTAGCGACGGAAAAGCGGCAACCGTTGCTACCTCAAAAAGCCGCAAGGGTTGAAGCCTCGCCTGCACCTCAAAAAGCTGTGGAGAAAGCTGGCGTAGGCGGCTGCGACAGGTTTCAACCTTTACTTGAAAAATACAACTGGGACGTGCGAATTATGAAAGCTATTATGCAGGCTGAAAGTTCGTGTAATGAAAACTCAACAGGCGATACAAGCCTGACATTTACACAAAACGGAAGAACATATGGCTATTCGGTTTCTCTATTTCAGGTAAGGATTTTACCTGGTCGAGAAGCCTGTGATTCGCACAACCCAGAAGTGAACATTGACTGTGCTTATAACGTTTGGAAATCACAAGGATATAAGGCGTGGTCAGTTTATACAAATGGAAGATATTTAAGATTTTTATAGAAAGGAGGCACGATGAGTGAATTATACAAAGCTTTACAAGAGTTTCGTAAAATAACACCACTGGTGAAAGCCTCAAAAGAAAACCCGTATTTCAAAAGTAAATACGCAGATTACAACGTTGTAGTTAGTGAGACGCGAGAAGACTTAGAGAAATGTGGATTGATGGTTAAACAAACAATCAGTCATATTGACGCTAAAACGGCTATTAGAACTAAGCTCATTCACCTTGAAAGTGGCGAGATGCTTGAAGATGTTGCACCAGTCGAAAGCGCACCTAACAATCCACAAACACAAGGCTCAGGTATTACTTATATGAAGAGATATTCATACATAGCAATGCTTGATTTACTTGTCGATACTGATGACGACGGCAATCTTGAACGCAAGCTCAAAGAAAGAACTGACAAAGAGTCTGCTGATTTAGCTACTGCTGAAAAAGCCTTACGAGCTTGTAAAACTCTAGGTGAATTGAAAGAGAAGTATATTGAGATTCTCAAAGCTAATCCAAAGCTATCGCGTGAACTTGTCGGCGTTAAAGACGAGGTAAAGGCAAAGCTAGGAGGTGATAAATGAAAATCCTAGACCTTGAACAAAGAAGTCAAGAGTGGTTGGATTTTCACGAAGGCAGGATATCTGGTTCATCAGCTAAAGATTATTCATCAGTTCGATATATACCAAAAGCCGAGCTGGTCGAATTCGCTGAAAGTAAAGGCTATGAGTTTCCGAAAAATCTGACCATGGATAATATCCGAGCAATGCTTACTGAAGATGAATTGAATGAACTCTATGCGAATGTTCAAATAAACGATTCAATTTATAAGCTAATTGCTCAGCGAATAGCCAAGCCAATTAATCCGAATGACTACACTTTACCAGAAGGAGCTACTTATTCGGCTATGCTAAGAGGTCAAATCCTAGAAGAGGAAGCTAGAGAGCTGATTTCTGAAAAGCTTGGTAAGAAGATTATCCCTGGTCGAGTTTGGCAATCTGAAGAAAACGAATATATGATTTGCTCACCAGACGGCGAAATTGTAGACGATACAGGAAAAGTCTCAGAGGCTGTAGAAATCAAATGCTTAGATAGTTGGAAAGTAGTCAAAGCTTACTATGAAAAACACCCGCCACTTGATTATGAAGCCCAGATTATTCAGTACTTCTTAGTAAATGAAAATCTACAAAAACTCTATTTCTGTATTTATTCAGATGTATTCACGAATCCAGAATTAGGGTTACAGATATTTGAATTAAAGCGAGAAGATTATCGAGAAAAAATCGAGCTAACTGGCAGAGTGCAAAACGCCACTCTTGGATTAGTTGAAAGAGAAGTCCAAAAATTAATGTTCTAAGGAAAGGATAAGGGGTATGACGGACGAAGAATTGAAGAATATGAAATTAAGTGAGGAAGATTTGAAAGAATCAACATATTTTACTGAGGGTGTTCACGCTGTAACAATCACCGAAGCTACTTTTGAAAAAAATGCAAATGATAAAGTATTCCTGAATGTGAAGGTTCAAGGTACAAACGGCGAACAAGGCGATGCACGATTATGGTTTACTGGTGCGGCAACGCCTTTTTCTGTTGATAAAATCCGCAAGATTTTTGTACATAATGCAAAAGACGATGAGCAGAAACAGAAGATTCGTGACTTTTTCAAATCTATGAAAAGTCTATATGAAATGTCTCAACTAATTCAGAAATTGCCAGGAAAATCTTGTTGGTACACAATCCAAAAAACAGAAGAGACATATATAGATAATAACGGTGACGAGAAATATCGATATGAGCGAAATATCTGGGGATATGAGCCAAAGCTGAAGAGTAAATCTGGAAATATTGCTGAAGACATTGACCTTAGCGAGCCTGTCGATTTGAGCGAAATACCTTTTTAGGAGGTTAAATGACGAGAAGAAAAAAAGTCTATCTTCTCGAAACTGACAACGGGTTTACAATCCGAATTGTAGACCCAGACATCAGTTTTATGAGGAAGTTTAAGTGGACGTTTATAGATAACAATTTAGTAATCTCACGAAGATTGAGTCGGGGGGAAGAGAATGACTTCACAGAGATTAAGGGACGTAAACAACTGCACAACGTACATCGTAAAAAACGAAACGCTAAGCAGAAATTTTACGACAAGGAAAGAAGCTCGAGATTTTAGAAAGAAATCTGGCGGTACTATCCGTAAAATAACAACTTTAGACGGTTTCATCACCGAGGACAAATTAATATGGTAACCGTCAAAGATTTATTCAAAAAAGAGCGAGAGGCGTGGCTAGAAGAGGCTCGTACAACCGCTAAGAAACTATTAGAGGATAAATCGCTCATCACGATTGAAGATGTCTTAAAAGAGTGTCCTCGCCCTGAATACATCCACAGGAACACTACAGGTAAAGTCTTTAATAGTGACTTTAAGCCTGTTGGCTGGAGAAAAAGCGAACGACCGGTTATGAATGGTAGATTTGTAAGAGTTTGGCGGCTAGGAGAATAGCGTGGCGAGTCGAAAACTAATTCAAAAAGCTGATAGGATTTTCTCAAAATATATACGAATGAGAGATTCTGAAGATGGATTCTTTACTTGTTGTTCGTGTGGTCAGAGAAAGCCATTTGAACAGGCTGACGCTGGACACTTCATAAATAGAAGATGGATGGCTCTAAGATACGATGAGCGAAATGTACACGCTCAATGTAGATCGTGTAATCGATTCGACGAAGGAAATATGATTGGCTACACAAGATTCATGCTTAAAACTTACGGCGAAGATATCGTTGACCTGTTAGAGAGTATGAAAAAGCCCTACAAATGGACTGACGGAGAGCTAGAGATCTTAATTAAAGATATAAAGGATAAAACATAATGTACATACTAATTTGGATACTATTTGTACTGTTTATTCTGGCTCTTGTAGCTATCTCAGAACGTGAAATAGCTAAACAGGACAAAGAATGGATGAAGGAGGAGGAGAAATGGAGAAAGAAGTAAAGCCTTATTATGAGGATGATTATCAATCACTAGACGAGATGAGTACTATCGATCTTCTAGAAATGAAGGATGCGGCTCTAGAAGAATTAAACGAGCGAGAACATATTATTCATCGAATCAATCAAATCTTAGACAGTCGAATAAATGGCGAGCGACCTAAGCTAGCTAAGGAGAAGAAATGAAAGAATTTAGTATTCCAGTAAAAATAACTTTAGATTGTTGTTTATCAGTGAAAGCTAATAATCAAGACGAGGCTTACGAAGTCGCTGATGACACTATGTACTGGGCATATCAGAATGGCGCACCAGAGCAACACAAGGACTTATCTATCCTAGACTGTGAGATAGCGGTGGATGGTGAAGATATAGATTTAGACGAGTGGAGAGACCCGTCAGATACAAATGAAAGCTAAATGTACCCTACGGGGGTAAGGAGGAAACAATGTCAGGAACACGGTCTGGAGGCTTAAAAGCTGCACAAAAAAACTTAGCAAGCAACCCTAACTTCTATGCAGAAATCGGACGAAAGGGTGGCTCTGCTACATTTGCAAGCCACGGAACTTGTAAGGGGTTTGCACAAGATATTGAATGCGACTGCGACTTGATTGACGGTCCTCACTTTGTAAAAAAGTGCGCAGGTAAAAAGGGCGGTCGCATAAGCAAACGAAAATAAACGGGTACAAATTGTACCCAGTTGAAACCAATTTCCCCACTTGGGAAAAATGGTTTAGAACATTAAAAATTCAAGCACAGAATGCTGGCGATAAAGTGGTCCTTTTCATGGTTATGACAAACCAGAAACCGTTGCAACGGCACCGCAAGAGCGCAAAGAGGGAAAACCCGAGTATACGTATCGTGTCTTTGGAAAATGCTCTGTCGCTAGCACCCTGTGCTTGAACGAACATTAACATCAACCGTAGAACTGGACAGATGACTATTTTTGCCCACCCGAGTCATCTGTTCAACTGGCAACATCAGTGTCTAGGCTTTTCATTTGTCTATAGAATTGAGTGCAGGTGGAAATCGGCTCAATCTGGTGTTGTCAACTGGCGACATCAATCCTTAAAGTAATTAACTCACTTAATGATATACAAA